TGGAACAAAGTGCAAGCACAGTGGGAGGCATCAGAGATAGTCTTGGATGACGGAGATTTTGACGGACACGAAATCTATGTTCAAGGAGAGGTCAAAGATGAGGACGAAAACCGATAAGGCTATAGGACTGTTCAAGGATGGCAAGTTGCGGGATGCGCTTGCCATCTTCAGAACCTTCAAGATTGGCTTCACGAAGGATGAGCGCAGGACCATCCAGATAGCAAGTGAGACATTGAATGGATCTGGCCAGTTCTACCAGATGTTAGGCATTGATACCGCTCTGGAGGTGCAAAAGTCAATAACTGTTATCAAGCAGAAGTACATGAAAGTTCTATAGTTAATCTTAGTTTATGTAGCGAAAATCTCTGGAATAATCGTTTTGACATTCAGAATTATTTGGCTAACTTTGCCAGTGCAAACCAATTAAAGTAAAGAGCAATGAAAGATAGAAGTCAAAAGGCGAAGTTCGCAAACAGAATGGCAAGATTCGACCGCAGCACCCAACAGGTGGTAGTTGAGTTCAAGGACGGAAGCAGTATGGTAGTTGAGAAGAAAGATGGCGAATACATCTTCTGTAACGAGCAGAAGTGCATCACAGGCTTTGACAATATCATGCAAGCCGTTGAGAAAATGATTGATGAGAAGTTAGTATCAGACATCTACATTGACAGTTTATAACCTAAAGTATAATAGCAATGAAATTAGTCGAAATCAAATTCAGAAAGAATGGTAAGGAGTATGTGAAGCGTGGTGCTTACATATTCTCGGTGAAGAAGAATGGTGAGTTGTATGCTCATCCCACTTGGTACGAAGCCCTGTATGGCGAGAACACCCAAGAAGATGTTCTGGCTCGTCTCCAGAGATTGAATCCTAAGAGCAGATATGAATTGAAGAAGTAACCCTAAAAGATAGAGCAATGAAATTAGTTACGAAAGAAGTAGAGAAACGATTGCAGAAATATCCGCTCTACAGTCAAGATGGCAAGAAGAAGGATGCAATCTGTGTTGTGAAGTTCTTCATGTGCGGTGTCAACTGGACGTGGTACATTCTGGAGGCGGATCTTGAAAACAAGATAGGCTATGGTATCACCATCAATCCTGCAGGTGAAGGTGAGTACGGCTACGTCAGCCTTGCAGAACTCCAGACCGTCAAGAACTCATTGGGTCTTGGAGTGGAGAGAGACATTCACTTTGACCCTGTGAAACTCTCGGAGATAGATGACACCTACTTGAAGAACTTCTTGAACAACCTGTATTCGGAGGAAGAGTAATGGCAAACGAAGGTAGATTGTTCAGTGCAAGGGTGGTCGTTAAGCTGTTTGACGCATCAGACAACGAAATCGGAATGACCATCGGTGGTGCCAAGGAGATAGCCTATGCAATGGCCAACAGTAAGCGTATTGCAAAGGCTGTCTCTCACAGCCCACTCTTCGGCAAGGAGGTAACAGAACGTGCCTCCCTGTCAGAGAAGGTGCTTGATAGTGTCAGAAACAATCACAAGTTAGGCGAGTACCTGCTGTTCTGGGTAGGTCAGCCGTTAGTCGTAAACAAGTAGAGGTATGAAACTGACGAAGAAAGAAAAGGAGTTCCTGTTAGATGTCTTAGACAATCTGACTGACAGAACGCACTACTGCGAGGTTGGAGAGAAGGAGGCCAACGAAATCGCTTGGCCGCTATTCAAAAAGTTCAGAATGGAAGTAAAGGGTTATTGATTATGAAAGGCGAACACGTTTATGTACTATCGTACAATGCAGGAGTACTCGGTGTCTATGCTAACAGAGCAGACGCAAACAGGGAAGCGAAAGAGTACAGGAGATTTGATTACAAAGGAGTGAAGGTTGAAGAACATCTGATAGGTTAAGTTATGGCAGAGAAAATCAATATCAGCAAGTCGAACATCAAGATAGAACTGACACCTGCATTGAAGCAGTTCTATGAGTTCAAGGAGAAATATCCAGACGCAGTTTTGCTGTTCCGTTGCGGTGACTACTATAATGCGTATGAGCAGGATGCAGAGGCCTGTGAAAAGATTCTCGGAATAACGCTCTCCATGCACAATGGCAGGAAAGAGGCAGCGTTTCCTCATCATGCGTTAGATGTTTACCTGCCGAAACTGATACGTGTAGGTAAGAGGGTTGCCATCTGCGAACAGTTAGAAAGCCCAAAGAATTTGAAGAAGGGTGAATCCGTATAGGCGGTACGGCCAGATTCAAAGTTCTGGCCATCCACAACGAACGTTCGGCTGAGAAATCAGCAAGGAGAGTTATCCGTATTTTCGTTAGCCTTTGAAATGGCTCTCTCCATAAACAAAAGGCACTTGAAAGCGCAGGCATTGATGGTTAGCCAGAGACTATCCGCATCCACAAGCGACACAGTGTGGCAGAGCGAAACTGCAAAGCAGGAGGGCGAAAACCTCGAATATCCAAAGCGCACTCTTATTACCTTACAGAAAACGCAGGAAATAAGAAGGATTCCGAAGTCCACAGCCGATTTTTACCCCTTCACCCTTATAACCACCCACCCCAGAAAAACAAACGTCTCACAACGAATTTAAACGGCTTTTTCAAAAAAAGTGTGAAAAGTATTTGTTTTTCAAATGATTTTAACTAACTTTGCGACCGTAATTACAAAAGTCACAAAGATGGGCGATATATCGAAGTGCATAGACTTTACGAGTGGCGATAACGGAGCCATAGTAACTGCGTTGAAGCAGAAAACCGTTCCTGTCAAGGATTGGAAGGATTGTATCAAGGACTATGAGCCTACCATGCACAAGGTTTGTAGTGATACGATCGCGTTGAAGGATAAGGGTCTTGAAAAGTCCTCCAGAATCTACATCGGACTTGAAAAGCTGTTGTCGAGACGTATGGCTGAGTTTACCTTCGCCATCCCTGTTAAGCGTGTCTATTCCAACATTACCAAGGAGGATGGCAAGCCAGACGAAAAGAAGCAGGCCATTGTCAAGGCCATTGAAGCCATCTACAAGAATGTTCGTATAGACAGTGTGAACTTGAAACGTGCGCTGTCCTACTACGCATCCTGCGAGATATTCACTGTCTGGTATGCCGTCAAGCAGAAGAACACGCTCTATGGCTTCGAAAGCAACTTCAAGTTGAAGTGCAAGACGTACTCACCGATGGACGGTGTGAAGCTGTACCCTCTCATTGACGAACTTGACGATATGTTGGCCATGTCGTTAGAGTATAAGAAGAAAGATGCCAACGGAGAGGAAGTAACCTTCTTTGAGACTTATACCGAGAACCGCCACTACATCTGGAAGCAGGAACTTTCAGACGGTGGATGGGTAGAGGTGCTTCATGAGGAATCAGAGGAAGGTGAGGTTTCTGGTGAGGAAATCGTTCTGATGAAGATTCCTGGCGTTTACGCCTATCGTAATGTTCCTGTCTATGACGGACTGACTGGCCTCAGAGAAGAGATAGAATACACCCTCTCTCGTAACTCGAATGTTATTGCCTACAACAGCGCACCAGTACTGAAAATCTCTGGTGGCATCAAGGGCAGTGAGGATAAGGGTGAGAGCCGAAGGATATTCCGTACAGAGAATGGCGGTGATGTGTCCTACGTCTCTTGGTCACAGGCTATCGAGGCTTTGAAGTATCATGTTGATACCATGCTCAAACTCTACTGGATGCAGGCTCAGATGCCGGACATTTCGTTTGAGAACATGAAGGGCCTTGGTAATATCGGCTTTGATGCACGTCAGACCATGTTGACCGATGCCCACTTGAAGATAGGTGATGAGGCTGGCGCATGGATCGAGTTCTTGGAGCGTGAATGTAACGTCATCAAGGCTTTCCTCAAAGTATTCGGTCTCAAGGAGTGGAAGAACGATATTGATAATATTGACGTTGAGCACGTCATCACTCCATTTATCCAGAATGATGAGATGGCCGAGATTAACAGACGTATGAAGGCCAACGGTGGTAAGGCTATCGAGAGCCAACTTGAATCTATTCAGCGTTTCGGTGAGAGTGACGATGCACAGGCCACCCTTGAACAGATTCAGAAGGAGGAAAAGACCGCCTCTGAAAACAGGGCCACCGCTTTCTCCATGGGAGAGCAAGTAATGTAAAGAGCAATGATATTGTTAAATTAAACGAAGTTAAGTATGAATGTAAAAGACATCATCAACTCAGAGGAACTGTCTTATGTGTCACGGCAGGACTTTTCTGAGAAAATCGCCATCCAGAGATTGGCAACCTATGACACCTTAGTAGAGCAGAAGCGTAACAACCTCGCACCCATCAGTGCAGAGCAGGCCAAGGAAATCAAGGCCTTCTGGGAAAAGAAACTGATGTGGCACGATGGCCTTCTGAACATGAAGTATTACGATGTGTATAACGCTGTCGAGAAAGACAAGTCGAAGTTGAAGTACTACATTCCAGACAGTTTCTTCTATGCGTTCATTGACGAATACCTCACCAATCCACAGCGCAGTACAGCCCTTGATGACAAGAACCTGTACGATATGTATTTCCCAGACGTGAACCGTCCTAAGACCCTCGCTCGTAAGATGGACGGTGTTTATCTCGGTGCTGACTATTCGCCTATCTCTCTGGAAGAGTTCATCAAGATTTGCAAGGATGCGAAGGAAGTCATCGTCAAATCTGCTATCGGCTCTTGGGGTGGCCATGGTGTCAAGTTCTGGAATGCAGAGACGGACAGCGTTGAATCGCTCCTTGACTACATCTACACCCAGAACGCAGAGAACTACAAAGGCTCGAACGTCTATAAGCAGTATATTGTACAGGAGGTGTTCAAACAGCACCCTGCACTCTATAAGATTAACGGTTCCAGTGTGAATACCGTCCGTGTGATGACCATGTTCCGAGACTGCAAGGTGAAAGCCCTGTCATCGGTGCTCAGAATGGGTGTTGACGGAAGCCGTGTTGACAACTGCAGTAGTGGTGGTATCGTCTGTGGTATCACTGCTGACGGCCACTTGAAAGACGTTGCCTATGACGGAGCGGCTAACAAGTATTACCGCCATCCGCAGGGCTTCGAGTTCGCAGGCATGGAGGTTCCTGGCTTCAAGGAGTGTGTTGCTCTGGCCGAGAAACTGGCCTATCGCTTCTATGGTGCCTCACGTCTTATCTCTTGGGACTTCGCCATCAATGAGAATGGTGAGCCTACGCTGATTGAAATGAATATCTCGTTTGGAGAGTTGGATTTCCATCAGTTGTGTAATGGTCCTATCTTCGGAGAGGATGCCATGAGCATGATTACTGAGGTGTTTGACCATAACATCACCCTCAAAGAGATTGTTAAGTTGTACGATAAAGAGTAAGCATTATGAAGAAGTTCATCAAACGTATCAGAGTGGCATTGGCCAATATGCTGATTTGGCTTGCCGTCAAACTCACTCCAGAGGCTCAGAAGCGTCTTGTTCAGCAGTTGAAGCACTACAAGGCACAGCAGATTGGTACTGCTTGGGGTATCACCAAGAAAGACATCAACCGCTATAAGGAAGAGTTCAACGAGAAGAACCATGAAGCTTCAAGGATGGGAACCATTGGCCTCATCCTTGAAGAGCAGAAGAAGGCCATCATTGAAACAGCCTCCAAGCTGATAGAGTATCGGACGTACAACAAGCACGGCCAGACTATTGTAGAATCAAGGCTGAACGTCTATGTCCCCACGAAAGCCGATACCGAGGAAGCCTAAAGGCCCAGAGGTAGGAAACCACAGGTGTAGGGAGTGTGCGAACGTGGTTGAAGAAACCAAGTTCCACACTCTAAGCCTTGAAAGGAAACCTACGATGGGTCGATGTCCTTACTATAAGGACGGCAAGTTCTGTGTACTGTTAAGCGATAAGAGTTGCATCCACTTCAAACCAAGGAATGAGCCGAGTAACACCTAATCAGAAGAAAGCGTATAATGCTCTGAACTCCAGATTGACACAATATGTCATGCAGGTTCAGAGCATATATGATATTGTCAACAGGCGAGTAGCCGAGTTGGCCATTGATTCTGGTTATGACGGCTCATCGGAATTTTTCTTCCGCAACTATCCAGAGTTAGGAGAGGCTGTCAAGGACATACAGGCTCAGTTCGTTGGCGAGTTGCAGACTGTCATCATGCGTGGCACTGGTGATGAATGGCGCCAGTCCAACCTCATACAGGATATGTTGGCAAACAAGGTGTTGAAGCACTATCGGGCGCAGGTACACGGCAAGCGTTTCAAGAAGTACTACCAGACGAACAGTGATGCCCTCAAAGCCTTCCAGAACCGCAGAGACAGAGGAATGAATCTGTCTGCCAAACTCTGGGGACAGGCTGACGAATATACGAGGGAAACAGAGGCCGCAATTTCCTGCACCATCAGCAATGCCATCGAGAAGGGAATGTCGGCTATAACGTTGTCAAAACGTCTCTCAAAGTACCTGCAGGACTACCCTTCACTACAGCATGACTATTGGGAAACCTACGGCAAGGCAGCGAATATTCATGACTGCGAGTATCGAAGCATCCGTCTGGCACGATCTGAAATCAATATGGCCTATCGCACTGCCGAGCAGGAGCGTTGGAAGCAGTTTGACTTCATCACAGGCTATGAGATAAAGTTGAGTGGTAGCCATCCTGCACATGACATCTGTGATTCGTTGGCAGGCAAGTACCCGAAGGATTTTGTCTGGACTGGTTGGCACCCTAACGATATGTGCTATGCCATCCCCATCATTATGAGCGAGGATGAGTACTGGAATATGGAGGATGACGGAGAGAAGCCGGACATGATTACCGATGTTCCGCAGGGCTACAAGGATTGGGTCACAAGCAACCTAAAGCGCATCAAGGCCGCTGATGATAACGGAACGCTGCCATACTTCTTGAAAGACAATCCAGATTTCAGAAAGTACCTTGGTACTGACTATGTGGCTGAGTATCGCCATCGTACCAGAAATGCCAAGGATATACAGACTGCATGGGACAACCGCAGGGCCATGATGGAGAACCATGATTACCTTGGATTCCTGTCATTCAGAACACACGCCAACTATATAGGCTTTGACATTTCAGAACTGGAAACGCTTGTTAGGACCACTGACTTGAAGTATAGCAAGTATGGAGAAAGCAGAATCTATGAGCAGGCATTTGACAAACTCCAGAAGGAGTACTTCGAGGTACGTACTGGAGTAAACGAATTCTACAGGCGGCTCAGTAAATTGTGCAACTCTGCCAAGTTATATATTGGCCCCTATAAGGTACAGAGCGCAATAGATGAAATGGAAGAGGCTATGGGCGATTTCTCCACCATCACAGCCAAGGCAGGACAGACGTATTCCGCAAGGGAGTTTGACAAAGCCTATCGCTCTGCCAAGAAGAAACTTGATGAGACCGCCAAGAAAGCCAATGCAGCGAATGACGGTGACATCGAAGCTGCTCTTGGAATCAAGAAAGGACACCCGATGTCATTCAAGGATGCGGATGAAGGTAGAGGAAATATCCACTATCAGCCTGGCGTTTACGAATACACCCACAACTGCCAGATATGCGTTGTCGCTGATGAACTTCGCAGAAGGGGCTTCAATGTTACAGCGTGTGGCCGCTTGGATGGTACAGGTGAGGCCGATGCAATATCCAAAGACACAGTACGTCCTTGGATTGAGCGGAACACTGGTAGGACACCCACCAAGAGTTATGTAACCATGAGCGGAAAGTCTGACAGCCAGATATTCCAAGAACTGGATAATATGACTAAGGCGAAAGGCCGCTATCATATCGACTTCGGATGGGCCAACAGCAAGGAAGGTCATATCGTCTGCCTTGAACGCAGGTCTAACGGCTCGCTCAGATATTACGACCCACAGACTGGCAAGCAGTATGATATTGATGACTGGATAAGCAAGATGGATAAGCGTTACAACCTCTACGTGCTGAAAGTGGATGATTTACTTGTCAGCACAAGGAATCTGAGTGAAATTGTTAAACCTTTGTAAAACTGATTTTGCATCGGAACAACTAAAGAAAAAACTTCATACCTTTGCACCAAAGCATTATTGAACATGGAGAAGAAGGAATATACGAAGAAGTCCAATGCCCTCTATGAAAAGATGGTGAGATTGGATAACGAAATAGCCGACTTGATGCGTGAGTATTACGATAGCGCACCAAAGGAGAAAGGCAAGACAAAGACAGAGTTCTACAAAGAAATGTCTGGCTTGTTGGATGACTATGAGCGAGGGCTTCAATCTCTGCGTGAGAAGCTGAAGAACCCCGACTTGATACAGCCGTACAGCGTCCACTGATGTTTCCATACACAGCCCGAAGCCGTCAAAATGCGAGTGCGTTGAGGCGGCTTTTTTCGTTATCAATAGTTAATGGCCTCTCCAGACCGCCAAAGACCTTCTGGAAGTGCCTCAATAGTTAAATTTGACACCCATTAACTTTGTTAAGGCTCAGTTAAGTTAACCTCCTGTTAAATTCTTATTCTAAAGTCCGCTACAAGTTTCAAAATTTACCCCCTTTATACTTATCCACAAGCCAAGAATTTTGGCCACCTTGCGGATATTTCTCATTATGGCCAAAATGTGCAAAAAGGCAACCGTTAAACTTAGTCAATGTGCCGAAAACTTTTTGTTCTATCGTTTTGACATTCAGAATTATTTGGCTAACTTTGCCAGTGCAAACCGCATTTAATAATATAAAAGTATAAGAGCAATGAAATCGTACAGCATTTATCAGATTAAGGATGACGCCCCCAATGGACGTTACATCATGTTTTCAAGTTTGGACTTCGTAAAGGAGAATGACCTTTGCACCATGAGCGGTGACCTCTGCAAACTCGACAGCGACCTGTATGAGAAAGTCTATGAGGGACAGACAGAGGTAGGTGAGGATGAGGAAGCCATCGTCACCCTCGAATACCTGTACATGAAGTTCCAAGGTGAGAAGCCGGAAGGTTACACTGGCCACAGTCTTTCAGTATCAGACGTGGTGGTTCTGGACGGCACAGCCTACTACGTAGATGACTACGGATTTGAGAAGATTGATTTTTAACCAAAAGAATAAGAGCAATGAATTACAGTCAGAAGAATGTGCTTGAATATTACAAGCAGACCAAGGGAGAGTTTTGCGTCTATGCGTTCAACAGAGACACAAAGGTACGTGAATCAGCCTACACAGGATTGAACTGTCTGGATGCCCTGCAGGAGATGATGAACAAGGCACAGGCAGGATTCCTTGTGCTCGTTCTGGATTTGGAAGGCAGCAATGCAGCAGATGTCTGGGAGATTAAGAACAACACTCGCATCAGTTACGACACCTGTTTGCCTCTGGCCGTTAAGACCTACGTAATGTCTAACTCAGTAAAGCGAATCTGATTATGAAAGAGAAGAAAGTCTATACCCTTATCAGAACAAGAATGTTCTTCGGTAGCCGCCCCACAGAGACTAAGGAAGTTACAGGAACAGTAGAGGAACTGACCGAGTATTTCAGTTACACGCTGAAGGTTGGCCACTCCTACAAAGCCTCCATCCCAGAGCACCCGAAAACGATCAAGTCTCTGGTGAATGCGCTGAACAGAGCATTTGACATCAAGGATGGAGGAATGACCGCAGTAGAATTGAAAGATTAACCCTTAAAAGAATAGAGCAATGACAAAGAACGGTTTCAACAGTGAGAAGGAAGAGGCAGTATATAACTGGCTCACAGAGAATGGTAGCGAGAAGGTTGCTATCGCAGTGTGTAACTATCTGCCATCAGATTCAATAGATGAGATATACGATGGTCTGGTAGCCGATGAGGAAATAGAGGAAGAATCAGATGACGATGATGATGAACTTTAAACGGTAAGAGCAATGATAGAAGTATTTTTAGGAAACGATTTAGGCTACCTGTGCGAGAGTGACTGCAAGGCCATCAAGGACAAACTGGAAGGTAGGAGTTTCTACAGTTTCATGATTGACTGGTCGAACAATGCAGGCAACTGTCAGCTGATTATCGGAACGGACTACCCAGATGCCAAGGAGGAAGATGTCAAGAGTATGTTCTTCAATGTCCTGGCATCGGAGTTTGCAGACATGGCCAAGAAAGACAAGGTGTACCTTATCTGGGAGGGTGACAGCCACCTCTCCAATGACAGTCTGGTGCTGATGGGTATCTTCAACAGCCTACAGGCTTTGGAGAAAGGTGCCGAGGAACTTGTCAAGAACCGTCTGAAGGATAACTTCAAGTACTGGGAATGGCGAGAGAGTGAATGTACTGAGGAAGAGGCAGAGGCCGATTTCATTGAGCATGAGGTCAAGGTGCTCATGAGCGACTGGCAGACCCATGATGGTGATGTCCTTTTCCTCGTTGGTGAGGCAACCCTAAACGATGTGGAGGAAATACGATGACACTGTTAGCACAGACCACCACCTACGGCTCAGAGTATAGCGTCTATGACTTCGCATCGGAGCCTCAGACCTTCAAGGTAGTAAGGAAGAACCTCAGAACCCAGAAAGAGGACGTTGCCTACTTCAATAACAAGATGACAGTCAGTTGGCTTGATGATGAGGCTGTCAACAACGCTCTATCTGAATGTAAAGACCGAAATATGCTCATTTCGATTTTAACGTTGCACAGAGCGCATCAAAGAGTAGTCCGCAATCTATTTGCCATCTCGAAGCCAAAAACGTCTCACAGCGAACGCAAACGGCCTCAAACGAAACGCTAAGTACATTTTCCCTCACAGCGCACAAAGGAGCAGGGTGTTTTAGGCACTTTTGCCCCTTTTTTTATGTTTTTCTCAAAAAAAATGTGAAAAGTATTTGTTTTTCAAATAAGTTTAACTATCTTTGCGGCTGAAAGCGTGTGTTGTGCACGTGACAGAACTGAACAAATGATACTTTGCTCGAAGTGCTTTTGTTGATGGTCTGCCTGTGTTCCCCACTCGCAGACCATTTAAACAACAAAATTTTATACACAATGAACAAGTATTTTAAAAAAGTTCTGGAAGTGCTGAAAACGAGAAAGGAGATTAAGGCACTCGGGTTCAGCCGTAAGGAGTTAAAGGGTATCGCTGCCAAAGTTGCCGATAAACTTGACCTCGAAGATGATGCCACTGACGAAGATGTAACAAAGGCGATTGACGATGAGATTGATGCCGCCACGTCTATGTTGCAGTTTGCTCAGACAATGGCAGACCGCCGCCTCCAAGAGTACATTAACACCCATCCTGCCGATTCAGACGATGACGATGATGACGATGACGATGATGATGACGAGCCAGACACCACCACGACACGTAAGAGTCCGTCCAAGAAAGACAAGAAGGGTAAGGGCAACAAGAACCAGTCTGGTATTGAGAAACTTCTTGGCGAGATGACCGAAACCATCAAGGGTCTCAAATCCGAAATTACGGAACTGAAGCAGGGCAACACTGCCAACAGCCGCAAGGCCAAGGTGGAGGCACTTGTCAAGAACACAGGCAAGTTCGGTGAACGTACTCTCAAATCTTTCGCCCGTATGTCATTCAAGGATGATGAAGAGTTCGAGGACTATCTGGACGAGATTCAGAACGACCTTGACGCTGAGAACAAGGAGAGACAGGAAAAGGGTCTCGAGAAACTCGGCACACCTCCTGCCGTAAGAAGCAAGGGAGCAGACACCGTCCATGATGACGAAGAAGAAATGTCGGATGAGGAAGTCAAGGCTCTGGCTAATGGCTAACCATCCTAAGTTAAACATTAAAACCAAAAGAAACAATGGGAGCAAAAACCAATCTCGGAAAGTTCAACGGCATGAATGTTGTCGCTGAACTTGATTCTGTTGTTATCCGTCATTATGGTTCTGGTATCACTGGTGGCCGCTCACTCGATATGACTGGCTTCACAGGAACCGCCATCAAGGCTGGCCATCTGGTCATCAAAGTCCTTGATGAGGACGGCAAGAACTACACGTTCAAGCCCATGCCTGTTGCTGATGACGGTATTCACTACGCTTCGCTGCCTGCAAACCACTCGTATGCAGGTGTCGTAGTTGCCTCTAAGCCTGCCGATGAAGCAATGGTCGGCATTATGGATGATGGTCGTGTAAATGATGAGGCTATGCCTTACCAGTTTGCCGATGCCACTCAGCGTGCAGCCGTTCTGGCCGCTCTGCCTAACCTCATTTTCGAACACGATTAAAAGTTTTAGATCATGAACGAATCACTTTACATTGAGTTTATCAGAGGGCTTTGGAATAAGCTGTCTCTGTATGTGAAGGAGAAAGTTGAGCCTAAGAAGCGCACCTATCTCCACAAGACGATGCTTCGCAAGGTGTACTCTCCAGACCAGAAGTGGGAGGGCACAAGTGCTAAGACTACGTATGTAGCCGCTGACATGGTGGCTATGGATTCTCCACTGCCCATCAAGAAGCGTGGTAGTCTGGCTACCTCGAACGGCAAACTGCCGAAGGTAGGTATGAAGAAGCAGATGCGTGAGACCGAAATGAACGCCATTGACATCATGAAGGCTCACTACCTCTCCGTAACCACTGATGAGGCCCGCAAGGCTGAGAAGGCTCGTATCATCAAGAACCTCACTGAGGATGCTGTCGCTTGCTCTGTAGGTATTGATGAGAAGAACGAGGCTAACTTCCTTACCGCCCTTTCAGAAGGTGTCGTAGTTGTTGAGGACGAAGAGAACACTGGTACTGGTCTGCGTCTTGACTATGGTTACTTCGAAGAGAACACCTTCGGTACTATCGTCAAGGGTCACGTCAGTTACGAGGACTTCGAGAACATCAAGAAGAAGGCCGATGAGGATGGTAACACCATCGTTAAGGTCATGATGGCCACCTCGAAGCTGAACGAAATCCGCAAGGAGCGTTGGGCTCGCGAACTGGTTGCTGATGCCGAGGATAAGGTCTATACCGATTCAACTACCCTCAAAGTTCCTGGCAAGAAGAAGTTCATTGCCGCCTTCGAGGATGAGTTTGATATGAAACTCGAAGAGGTCGACCGTTCCGTTACCATCGAGAAGAACGGTAAGCGGAAGTCCATCAAGCCTTGGAACGCAGAGCGTATCATTTTCCTCTGCAACGAGGAAGTTGGCTCTCTTGTCTGGGGTACTCTGGCAGAGGCTTCACGTCCTGTTCCCGGTGTCAAGTATGCGACTGTTGACGATTACAAGCTGATTAGCAAGTACTCTAAGACAGACCCGCTGCAGGAGTTCACCAACGGTCAGGCTCTTGTCGCTCCTGTTATCGAGGACGTTGACCAGATTTACGTTCTGGACTGCACCGAAACCAAGTCTGGTGAGGTCGATGAGGACGCAGAGGAAGCCGATACACAGGACGTTACCGTAAACTACGAGGGTAAGAAGTACAACAAGACTGAAATGGTTACCGCTCTGAACACATTCGGCAAGAAGTTGAAGGCTACCGATTCCGATAACAAGGTTGTCGCAGCCATTAACTCTCTGAGTGATGCTGATGAGAAGAAGCTGTTGAAGAAGGTTGTCTACTTCCCGATTTGCACTCCTGCAAGTCTGACCTTCACCAAGGAGGCTGACAGCACAGGTCAGCAGGTAGTCGTTGACACCAACGATAAGACCAACACGCCCACTGTAGCCGCTGATGAGGCTTGGATTACTCCATCCTATGCAAGTGGTAAGGTGACCGTCAAGGTCGCTGCTAACAGCGCAGATTCCGCTCCGAAGCGTACTGGCGTAGTAACCGTAACTGTCGGCACCAAGACTGCTACCATCGCAGTTGAGCAGGCCGCTAATGCGTAATTGATATGGCAAAGACAGTCAAACAGGCACTGATAGATGCCATCCACTACCCGATACCCATTGGGTTCGTAGAGAACACCATCATTGAGCGACAGCTGACTGAGACGGATGAATACACCTATGAGGTCTCTCAGTCAAAGAAGTTCAAGGGTGCTCTGGCTGACTGTCTCTACTCGCTTCTGCAAGCCGTCTCTGTTCACGAATCAGATAAGAGCGTAGGCACACTGACTGACAAGGATAAGGAACGGCTGCTCTTCCGCATCAATAACCTTTATGAAGCCATCGGTGAAGAGCCTGTTCAAGGCGCACCGATGGTCTATATAGGAGTCTGATAAGATGGCTGTACTGGATTTATCTGCACACGTCCTTGAATACCTTGAAGCCGTTTCGGAAGGTCACAATGACCGTACAACTGGTGACTGGGTGGCAGGAACGGAACAATGGGCAACGGACTACTGTAAGTGCGACATCGTACCTGCAGGACAGGCCAACACCATTCCCATTCCAGACGGACAGGTAGAGACATATTCATACACCATCTATGGACTGCCAAGGTCATGCAGGGACTTCAAGTACGGAGATAGAATCCGTGTCAAGATGTTCGGCAGCAATGACGATGTGAGAGAGTTTACCGTAAAGGGATTTCACCGCTACCAGATGCAGTGTAAGATATGGGTGTAAGGATGACCACTCCACAAGCCGCCATCGAAGCCTTTTTCAAGAAGTCTTTCGAGATTATCCAGAGAGAGATTTTCATGGCCTTCGCCAAACTTGGTGAGGAATGTGTGGTAAAAATCCGAGACCGCTCACAGGACGAAAGTTGGTACGACCACACGTCCAACCTGCGCTCATCTATCGGCTATGCCATCTACGACTACGGCTTTGAGCAGATTTCCTCTGCTTTCGAGACGATCAAGGGCGGCAGCACTGGTTCACAGGAAGGTAAGCGGATGGTGAAGGAACTGGCCAAGGAGTATTCCAATGTGTTTGCTCTGGTCGTTATCGCAGCCATGAACTATGCGGAGTACGTTGAAGCGATAGAAGGCAAGGACGTTCTCGCCTCTACTGAACTCTGGGCTAAGGCCGAGGTTGAAAAACGCCTCCAGAGAGCCAAGGAATCAGCCATCAAGAAGATAAATGCCCTAAAGTTATGAAATCAGACATCGACATCAAAGACGATATTTACAATGTCATTCTCGACACCCCCTTGCACTTGGCTGTTAATGGGGAGTTGAGCAAGCGTAAGAGACCGCATAACTCCAAGAAGGAGGATATTGTTATCTCTATCCTCGCCAACGAGACCAAGCAGGCCCAGATGGCTTATGTAAACGTCAACGTCTATGTTCCGGATACGAATATCAATGGGCAACTGGAGGAAGATTCTCCCAGACTGCGAACGCTCTGCGAGAAGTCCTTCAGTCTCTTCGATAACGTTAGGGGCAATGACTTTCGCCTTTCCATATCAGATTCTAAGTATGAGTGTGGCCAGAGGGTCATTGAGGATTCCGGCTCTCAGTGCCACATCATCAATAACAAGCTGTTGTATCAAATCATAAACGAATAGTACAATGAATAAGCCGATTGGTTGGGGTAAATGTTTTATCATCGTCAAGGACCTTGATACTGTTGGAGCAAAGTGGATTCTGCTCCCCACCCCGAAAGAAGATTCCACGCAGTTGACACCTACCAAGGGTGACAAGAAGGAAGCCACCATCGAAGGTGGTGAGAACGAGGACGTGAAGTACGGCAAGAACAAGTACGAACTCGCCTACACTATCCGCAGAAACACTGAGCGTAAGAAGCCCTTCACTGATGTTGATGGTGTTGTCGCTCACCGTTATGCTGTCTTTGTGCAGCCCGAGAACGTCAATGTTCCTGGTCCGAAACTCGACCTCACCGTTGTCACTCTGGAGGACCCCTTCGATACTACGGACGGTGGTCAGTTGACCTACACCCACGATGCACTGAAGCCCGCAAGCGGCAACACTGTTAAGTGGGCCAAGATTAACATCGACCTCTCTACGTATGAGGAAGGTGCCGAGATTGCTGACAATGCCATCGTCTTTACGGACGTTGACACTGAATCAACCTCTGCAACATTCACAGCAGTTGACCCCGAAAGCACTGGATATTCCAGTAAGAATCCTTCTGCGGAAGGCTGGTATATCAAGAACGGTACTCGCTACCTGTTGGCCGAGGACACCGCTGTTGTCGAAGGAACCACCTACTACGCTCGTTCGTAGTCTCTCCTATCCCTCCTGCCGCCTTGGGTCAACAGGCGGCAAATATCGCGGTGTGGCGCAGATGGTAGCGCGGTAGCCTCATACACTACAGGTCAGTGGTTCGAGTCCACTCACCGCAACAAAAACCAAAGATGCTGACAATATGAACGATAAAGACAAAATAGTATATGATATTGTCGATGCCGTGTTAGACCGTCCGAAAGGATTTACAGCAGGGCACCGACATTTCTATTTATGGCCTGTCACCTTGGGTAAGATGTTCCTCACCCAGAGAATCGTAGAGCAGTTGGAGATAAACGCAAGAAACCTCCAAATAAACCCATTTGCGGAAGCCCTGCGTCTGGTAGAGATACACAAGGATGACTGCCTGTTGCTCCTTACCTATCACACCCTAAAGACAAAGAAGGAAGTCAATGATTCCAGAGTAGTGACCACCAGAAAGAACATCCTTGAAAATGAACTCGGCAAAGAGGACGTGGCCACACTTCTCATTCTCTGTCTCACATGGGAGAAACTGGCCGACTTCATGAAGCATACCAAGATTGACAAGGAACTGGAACGCATGAAGGAGGTCAACAGGTGCAAGAAGAATAAGAATACTTATCAGTTCGGAGGCGTTAGCGTGTATGGCTCCATCATTGACCAGGCGTGTGAACGCTACGGATGGACGTTTGACTATGTGGTTTGGGAAATATCCTACACCAACCTCCAGATGATGCTGAGAGATAGCGTCAAGTCCATATACCTCACGGATGAAGAGGCAAAAAGATGCCACGTACCCATTGATGGTAAGTCCATTGACGGCAATGATGCACAGCAGATGGATGACATCATCAGAGAGGGCAATTGGACCTAACAGCCGCCCCCACCACTTTGCCATAATAATACGATAAAAACTGATGCAGGTGGGGGTGGCAGCGTGTGACAAAAGTGACACTAAAAAAGAATGGCAGTCAAAAGGTGGTCAAAGAGGTGGTCAAAGCACCATTTTAACACTTCGCACGTTGCTCAAAGGTTCAAAACGATTTTTAAAGTCCGCTACGCGATTTTTGCACGTCCAAACATATAACTTATCCAAGCAAATGTTAAACGGCGAACACAGCGAACTACACGAAGCCAATTTTTGGCACTGAATAGAAAATTGAAGTAAAAATAGATCATGGCAGGTATCAAGTTTGACATCACAGGTGACAATAAGAACGTTCTGCAATCCTTCAACGAGGTACAGAGCGGTGTGAAGCAGATGCAGCGTCAAGTCGAGGACAGCGGAGCGAGCATTGAAGATATGTTCAAGCGTATCGGTGCTGTCGCAGGTCTCACATTCGCAGGTGTAAGTGCAAAGGAGTTTGTAAGGAATGTTATGAATGTCCGAGGTGAGTTCCAGAAGTTGGAAGTTGCCTTCACCACCATGCTCCAGTCCGAAGAGAAAGCTGCATCATTGATGAACCAGTTAGTCAAAACAGCCGCCATCACTCCATTTGACTTGAAAGGTGTTGCAGATGGAGCGAAACAACTTCTTGCGTATGGTATTGCAGCTGATGAAGTCAATGACACCCTCGTACACCTTGGAGATATTGCTGCAGGTCTCTCCATCCCACTTGGTGACCTTGTGTATCTGTATGGTACAACCATGGTACAGGGTCGAATGTTCACACAGGACTTGCGTCAGTTCCAAGGCCGAGGTATTCCTATCGCAGAGGAACTGGCCAAGCAGTTCGGTGTTGCCAAGGATAAAGTTGGAGAATTGGTAACAGCAGGAAAGGTTGGTGCAGAGCAGGTTAAGAAGGCCATCATGGATATGTCATCGGCAGGAGGCAAGTTCGGTGGTCTTATGGAAGAGCAATCAAAGACTATCAATGGCCAGATAAGTAACATTGAGGATGCAATAGATGTGATGTTCAATAACATCGGCAAGCAGTCTGAGGGTATAATCAACTCCACGCTTTCTGTTGTATCGACATTGATTGAGAACTACGAGGCTGTTGGTAAGGCCATTGGCAGTGCTGTTGCAGTTTATGGCGTGTATAAGGCAGCGATAATGACTGTCACAGCATTACAAGCCCTCCAGACTGCAGGTGTCGGTGCTCTCACTGTCGCAGAGACAGCCCACTACGGATGGATAGTTCTGGTTGAGAAAGCCCAGAAACTCTTGAACGCTACAATGCTTTCGAATCCCTACGTCCTTGTAGCCACCGCCATTGCAGGTGTTGTCGCTGTCATGATGAACATGAAGTCTCAGCAGGAATTGATTACTGAGGCAACAGAAGAGTATAACCGTAAGAAAGATGAGGCTATAGCCAATGAGGAAGAGCACAGGCGTAAGATAGAAGAACTTCTTTCTATCGCAGGTGATGAGCAACTGTCAACAGAGAACAGAAGGCTTGCCCTTGTTCGTCTGGAACAGCAATACCCATCCATCTTTGCCCAGTATGATACTGAGGCAGAGAAGTTGAAACATATCCTCGACATCAAGAATGCGATTGCAGAACTTGACGGTAAGAAATCCATCAAGAATGCAGGTAACGAACTTGACAGTGTAAATGCAAGAATCAAGGAGTTGCAGGCTATTCATGTCAACCGTTTCCTGTCTCAGTACGGAGGCTATGTCACCTCTGGACGTAACAGGACTGACAAGGAGAATGCAGAACTGACAGCCCTTCTAAAGAGACGTGATGAACTGAACAACACCATCAACAAGGATAAGGCCAATAGTTATTTGACTAACCTCACAGGCATCAGTAACGAAGAACTCCAGAGGCAGATAAACGAGCGCAGGAACCTCCTTGCTCAGATGCAGACCACTGAAAAGAAGTATGGCCGTGTTCAAGCAGGTGGAGCGAAAGGAATATATAATGCTGATGAACTGAAAGGACAACTTCAGATTCTCGAAGCAGAGCAGAACAAGCGTAATGAAGCCAAGTACACTCCTGCACAGCAAAAGGCACAAGCCAAGAAAGCCCTTGATGAAGCAAGAAAGGCCCTTAAGGACTTTGACAGTTCCTCTACTAAGTACACTGTGGCAGAGGCAGAGGAAGCCAGAAAGAAACTCGTTGAGGCTGTTACTGAGGCTGAGAAGAATTACAAGAAGTTCGGAGGTAAGACCAAAGAAAAGGACACTTCTGCCAAAACCTTGAAGGAACAGCAGAAGTTGAATGAACTTACCGAGAAGCAGGAGAGGGAACGTGCCAGAGCCATTGTTGATATGTCTTACTCTACAGAGCAGGCACGGATAGATGCAATGGAGGAAGGTACTGAAAAGACCGTTCGCCAACTTAAACTTGATTTCGAGAGACAGAAAACAGAGATAGAGCGTGGTTATGAGGATTTGAAGTACAAGAAGATTGAAGAGGCAAGGGCTTTGTTTGAAGCCAATCCTGCCAACAAGAATAAGGTATTCGATGAATCCTCTGTTGACACCTCATACTCAGAAGCCGAGACCCAGAACTACGAAGCACAGTTGAACGCTAATCTGGAGCAGTACAAACGCTCCAAGGCTGAACTGGCCGCATCGGAGTTGCAGGACTTGTACAACTACCTTAAGGAATACGGCACGATAGAGCAACAGCGTTACGCCATCACCAAGGAATACGATGAGAAGATTGCCAAGGAAAAGAGCGACATACGCAAGAAGGCCCTCGAAGCAGAAAAGAAGAGTGCTCTTTCGTCTGTCAACGCTCAGTCCCTCGCCATGAGCATTGACTGGAACCAGACTTTCTCCGGCATCGGCAACGTTCTGGAAGGTATCGCCAAGGAAACACTCTCCAAGGTCAAGGAGTACATGAAAACCGATGAGTACAAAGGCTTGGGTGCTGCTGATAAAAAGTCGTACCAAGACCTTGTCTCTCAGTTGCAGCAGGCAGGAGGCATTGAAGGTAAGTCACCTCTCGCTGCATCCACATGGAATGACATCGGCAAACTCACGGAGCAGTACAAACAGAGGGTCAAGGATTTCCTTGCAGCCCAAGAGACCCATAAGAATGCCGTTGATATGCTCATCAGTGCCGAGAAGGAACTGGCAGAAGCCACCACTCCTACGGCACAGGCTGTAGCGCAGATGAAGGTAGATCTGGCCAAGCAGGCAGTGGAAGAGAGCGCAGGAACAGTAGAAAGCACTGGTGCGGCCAAGGATGAGGCTAACCAGAACCTCCACACGGCTACTGATGCGGCCACGAAGGGCCTGCAGGACTTCCAGACCACCCTTGGAAACCTCACCTCTGGAACGCTCTCTGGATTCGCCAACGGTGTTGCAGGAGTGATAAACTCGCTCACCAGTAAGACAGGCAAGGCAGCAGAAGGTCTTGTCGGAGCCATCGGCTCTAAGGCAGGTGGCCTTATCGGTGCCATCCTACAGATTGTTGACGCTCTTGGTGATGACCCCGCAGGATTCATCACCAACATTCTTGACAAGGTAGCGGACGTCATTGATAAGATACTCAGTCAACTCCTTACTGATATAGTACCTGCCGTCCTGGAGGGTGTTGCCAACATCATCGGCTCAGTCATAGACGGTGTGGCCAACCTCGTTACCTTCGGACTTGCAGGAGATATATTCGGAGGCAATGGCCATGAGGAAGAGTATAAGAAGGAACTGGAGGATTGGAAAACCAAAATCGAGGCCAACACGTATGCTGTTCAGCAGTTGACCGAGAAGATGAAGGATAAGACCAAATCTCCATCCGATGCAGCAAGGGAACGTGATGCCGCCCTCTCAGCCCTTGAAGGTCAGATAGCGTCCAACAGAGGCTCTGCCAACCTCGTTGCAGGTGATAGCGATAAGGGCTATCACTCTTGGATATACAAGCGTAATGATGCAGGCTTCGACTACAGCCGTTTCAATAACGTACTGGCACAGCACGGCTCGACAGCAAGGGTAGGCAGCGCACAGGGTGTCCTTGGTCTCTCTGCCAAGGATATTCAGATACTCCGTACCTACGCAGGTAACGCTTGGGCTGACTACTTCGGTGACGTGGATTCAGAGAGGAATCCTACTGAGGTCAAGAACTATCTTGAGGCCATCGGTGACCTTGCTGAGAGAGACACCGAAATCATTTCCGAGTTCTATGCCACTCTGACGAATATGTCCTTCGATGACTTGCGTAGCGACTTCAAGAGCAAGATGATGGATATGAAGAGTGATGCCAAGGACTTCACAGATGACTTCGCCAAGATGATGACTGATTCCCTTATGGATTCCTTCATGGCCACCTCTGGACTGAACGAGGCTATCAAGCAGTGGCAGATTAAGTGGGGTAAGTATCTGGAGAATGACAACACTCTCGACAAGGATGAACTGGATGACCTCCAGAGAGAGTATGAGGCCCTTGTCAAGCAGGCTATGGAAGTCCGTGACCAAGCCGCCCAGATTACAGGCTATGCGGACACCTATGAGCAGGAAGCCAGTTCTAAGGGCTTCAATGCCATGTCGCAGGACTTGGGAGAGGAACTGAGCGGACGCTTCACTGCCGTCCAGATAGCAGGAGAGAACATCAGTGCTCAGATGCTCGTTGTTGTGGCCACCATGAACAGCCTCGCAGCCTTCTCTGGAAGCACCAACGGAACCGTTATTGAGATTCGCAATCTGATGATTATGACCAACTCCTATCTGGAGGATGTCGTTAAGTATGCGAAGCTGTTGTATAACGAGTTTGGAGAGAAACTTGATGATATTGTCAACAACACCAAAAATCTATAAGATATGGATAAGTTCAGAGAAGAGATACACGAGATTCTGGATAAGCACCCAGAGACGTATTGCGGAAAGGTTAGGGCTATGGTCCTTGACGATAATGTTTCCACGATAGACTTCCTAAAGTTTGTCGGCCTTGGAACAAACCTCATGCTATGGGTATGGGGCAAGGGTAGTATGCCTACCTTCATGTTCAAGAAATACAGGGAACTGATAGCGGAGAGCGGTGTCAGAGTGTTCTTCAACGAAGTACCTTCTGACAGCCTGCCAACAGATATTGTCCTGGTCGATGAGGTCAGCGGTCTCGACTTCACAGGCACCAAGTGTAAGGTTGTCGTGAAGGATATGGTGGCCACTGTTGGCGATAACCATGTCTGGGGCTACGGCAAGGCATGGGTTGTCGGCAAGGGTGCTGCAGATGCCATCATGGATGATGAAAGCACCTTCATCGGCAAATCAGACAAATGCGGCTGTGAGACCTTCGGCAAAGCCAAGTTCCACGGCAAGGGCTACCACCTGCACACAGAGCGGAAATAAGCGTCTTTTCCTGTTGCACCCTTATAACTATCCATCCAGAGGATAAAACGAGCACACAGCGGACGCAATGATGTTCTACGAAGAAAATAAGTAACCAAATATCACTCGCAATGCAAGGAGATTTGATAATCAACAACCACGATGTCTATACTGACTACGGAATCAGTATGACGCAGAAAGGCTTGTCAGCCCTTATGGCTCCACCGCCCATGAAAGCGGTCATCAGCAGTAAGAGCCGTCAGCAACATGGTAAGAAGGTGGTCAACAAAGACCCCAAGTACGATGAGAGGGACTTGACCCTTCCCATCCAACTGTATGCTCGGAACACGAATGATTTCTTCACGAAGTATGCGAATTTCTGTACCCAGATTCTCGCTACTGGCTATCTGGAAATCAAGACAAGGTATCAGCCGACAGTCATGTACCGTTGCAACTATCTTTCATGCACTCAGTTTGATGAGTTCATCACTGAGTGCGCCACGTTCTCGCTGAAGCTGAACGAGCCAGACCCCACGAACAGGGCACTGCCTGTCGAGACTAATAACAGCCAGAATGAATAAAAACAGTTAAATGTATTTGTTATTCAAATAGAATTTCGTAATTTTGTCGCATGATACAGATAAAGAGGCTCAACGGAAACACCATCCACACCTTTGACGCAGTGCCAGAGGGTTCATTGGTTCACAGGGAACTGATGGCAGACCACTATGTGAAGTTGCCATTCACTCTGGATGAGCCTATCTATCTGAAAGTCGGTGACTACATTGAACTGCCAGACTTCGGTCACTTCGAACTCACCTACCCTTATGCCCCCAAGTTCGATGTTGACAGCGGAGCATACAAGTACGAACTCCAGTTGGATGCGTACTACATCAAGTGGAAGAACAAGAAGTGCAGGTACAACCCTGCATCCAGTGCCAGTGAGACATCGTTCAACCTCACGGCCACCATTTCTACCCATCTGACGCTCATTGTCGCAGGCATCAATGCCCTCGGCAACCTTGATACGAACTACAGGTACAATCTGACCCAGAGTTTTACGTTCCAGTTGGTGAATTTCCCTGCTGACAAGATTGATGCCGCCAAGTTGGTGCAGTACCAAGATATTGACTTTATCTCGGCACTGAACGAACTGGCAACGGCCTATGAGTGTGAATGGTGGGTAGAGGCCAACGTCATCTATTTCGGCAAGTGCGAACTCAGCGGTGAAGAGATAGACTTTGAACTGGATGAGAATGTCGAGGAAATGAGCAGTTCAAAGAGCAGTAAGGAGTTTGCGACACGTATCATTGCCTTTGGCTCTACTCGCAACCTGCCATCGAACTACAGAGAGGACCAAGGAGCGGACATCATTCACAATGGCGTAGTCCAGAAGCGATTGATGCTTCCTCTCTCCCTTTGCCCCTATGGCTATGTGCAGGACGCTACGATCCAGAACGAGACGGAAGCTGTCGAGGCCGTAGTCGTTGATGAGAACATCTATCCGAAAGTGGACTGTTATATCAGCAGGATAGAGACCTACCAGAAAACTGTTGAGGACGAAGAGACTGGCGAGACCATCACAAGAACGTTCTATCGTCTGTACGATGGCAGCGGCTTCAACTTCAATACTAACATGATTCTTGAAGGCGAGACCCTGCATATCCAGTTCACAAGCGGTAGCATGAACGGCATGGACTTCGAGTGCCAGTACGACAATACTGACCACTACTATGAGGTGGTGGCCAACGAGGACTATGGCCGTTTCCTGCCAGACCAAGACCTGCATCCATCCGTGAATGACCATTTCGTACTGTATAACTGGGACGCTACCAAGATAGCAGAGACAGGTATCATTGATGACGCAGAAATGGAACTGTACAATGCCGTCTGTGACAAGTTGGAAGATATGAAGGTTGACCCCAACACGTATGAGTGTACGATGCGCTCTGACTGGTACTCGAACAAGATGGACACGGAAGTTTTCGTCTGCTACAGCCTCGGTCAGAAGGTGCAGTTGCTCAACCCAACGTATTTCCCGAACGGACGCAGTTCCAGAATCATTGGCTTTGAAATGAAACTGGATATACCTTACGACACTCCGAAATATACTGTCGGTGAGGCGCAGGTGTATTCTCACTTCAAGGACCTGCATGGAAAGGTTGACAGCCTCACGTACAACGGAGTGACCTACCAGAACGATGGTTCTGGAGGCTCTGGCGTGTATGTCATCACAACCACCTCTCAGACCCCTGCCAGTGACTACAACGTATATTCGGCAAAACGCTCTGACAAGCAGTTCCTTCGCAGGGACAGGGCAGACACCGCCATTGGCCAGATAACCTTTGAAGAGAAGTCCATCCACAAGAAGGGTGCTCAGTTCGGTGCTCAGTTCGTTCCTGGCCTTGTTGGCCGTGGTGGTAACATTGACGGCAACGGTAACGGAGAAATGCGCTCTCTGAAGCTGTGGGAGTGGTTGGAGGTACCAGAACTGAGGTATAACCGCATATCCATCTACACAGGTATCAGATGGGACACCTTCGGAGGTGGTATCATCGAATCCGTCACACCAGATTCAGAAGGAGGATGGTATGGCTCCGGCACACTTAAACTGGAGGATGGCGAGGTAGGTGCTATCGCTGTCGGTGACTTGTGCATGGGTATCTGGCATGACCTCTCTGGCAATGCGAATGCGAACACTGATGATAATGTCGGTAACTTCACGTTCGCAGGCTTCAAGACCGTGTATTTCCAGATTACGTCTGTCAGCGGCCAGAACAACCAGAACTTCACCTACATTCTCAGAAGCCAGTTGGACGGTGGCAACGGTTTCCATCCGTTCGTAGGCATGACGTTCGCAGGTCGTGGCAATGTCAGCAACACTCAGCGTCAGGCGTTCATCTATACGACAACGGAGTATTCCTTGGCTCTCACAGGTGTTTCTACTTGGGAATTTCAGCCTGCCAACTACTATGAGATTCGAGGCCATATAGAAGGTTTCTCGATGCCTGCCATAGATTCAAGCGGACAGCCCTACACCAAAACTTTCCACGGCTACGGACAGGTATTCGGCAATGCGTATATCTTCGGACAGTTAGACACCTTTGAGCGTATCGACTACAGAATGTTCATCGAGCAGTCTCTTGGCGGTACGTTGGCTCCTGGTGAGACGGAAGATGTGTCATGTACCATCCTCAACGGCTATGGTGTCAACGTCACGGATGAGTTTACTCACTTCTCGGTAACGAGGAACACAGGTGATGCCGCCTCTGATGCGGTATGGAACGCACAGCATACGAGTGTGCAGAACCCCTTCCAGATAAGTTTCAATGACTTGGGAATAGACGGCATCCACAAGATAGCCGCTGTTTTCAGTGTTGTCGCTACGGATGCAGCGAATAATGTAGCACAGGCACAGGCAAACTATAACAGTTAAGATATGAACGAGAATCAATTTGCATCACAGAGGTCACATACCAGAGTGAAGTTTGAGCCGCTGACCGTCAGCTGCTCGTTGGTATGTCTCACGCCTCTCTCTCCTGCCACCCAGAGCATCAACGTTCTGTCTGGCACACCTCAGTATGAGCCGAACAGGGCGCTGACCCCTACGGTGATATTCCCAGATGTGAGGGCAGCGGACCCAGACAACGTTTTCCATCATGGCCCTGCGAACTCGTATCTCTCTCTTGACACCATTCAGTGGTATGTGGACGGTGAGCCTATCGAAGATGTGTGGACGGTCACTACTGACTACACCATCAACACTACGGCTACAGACCTCCGAGGTGCGTTGACCATCAACAAGAACCTCCCTGCATCGTCAAAGGCAGTGCTCCGTTTCAAGGGCTCGTTCCTTGACTGGCGTACAGGCATCGTGTATAACGTGGAGAGTGATGAAATGTCGCTCACCTGCACTGACAAGGGTGACGATTCCCTGTCATGCTCCGTTGACAAGCCTCTGGTGGAATACGATCCCTTGTTTGATGACCTCCTGCTGTACGAATACAAGGTGGCCAGAGGAATCACCGTGCAAGGCACAAGGGCTGATTATGTCACTGGCAAGTGCTATGAGCAGTCCGTGAATGTCATTCTGGTCTCTGGAACATCACTCCAGAACTCGTTGCCTACAGGCGTTACCATGCGTGTTGTACGTCATGGCCAGTCGACAGCCCTCACGCCCAATAGCGAGGCAAGCCCAGAACTGATGTTGGCAACCTATCCCACCATCAAGTTCGATATGCGCCAGATTGACAAGGCAGAATACGATGTGCAGTTCATCAAGAACAGTGCCGTAGTGGCACAGGCTACCATAGGCCTGCATACGTCCACTACCATGCCGTCCTTTGGCAAGCCTCTGAGAAATGCCGATATTTCGCCATCACAGCAGGTCTATGAGAACAACGTCCTGCTGAATCTCGCAGACAGGATGATTGAGTACCCAGAGTGCTTCTATCTCATCCAGTGGATGACGCAGGCCAAGTACAATGATAACGGCACATGGAAGTATGCAGCCGAGAAGTCTTGGCAGAGAGGCGAACACCTCCTTGCAGCCATCGAGGGCCTTGACATCGGCCTTACCGTCAATGACAGTTTCTTCGACCTCTGGTTCAACGTGGATGCTCACGGCAAGGACGAACTGCTTACTGATGAGAACGATGTGGTATATACCGATGAGAATGACGAACCGCTAATAGGATAAGTTATGAAGTACGCTATCATAGTCACGAAGAAAGGTGAGCAGTACGGCTTGGTTCCTGCCCTGCACATCACCATCGACAATAAGATGATTGTCAATGAGAATGAATTGCGCCTTGTGGATGCAGACATTGAAGAAGCTGCACAGTTGCTTGGTGGAGAACTCATGGAGGAATCAGAGGTTATTAACTATATGAAAAAGCATAAGAAATGAGTAAGACAGCAGGTGCGGCTTTCTCCGTCCGCTTCCTTCGTAACGGAGACCAAGTGTTTGTTGTCCGCAATGTCATTGACCAGAACGGTAATGGTGCCGCTTTGTTCCAAGTCGTAGACCCAACGAGTGGATCGGTATCGCCAGACTGGAGTGTTGCGGCCAATCAGCCTATCGTACAGTTAGGCGTCCGTTCCTCGGCAGGCTATACGGCAGAGATTACGAGTGTCACATGGGCCTATGCAGGTGTGACCTTGAACTTCACGCTGAACGGCTCTACATGGGTGACGGCAAGTAATGATGCTCGCTTCCAAGCACGTATCAATGGCAGTTACTACGAGTTGAAGGTTGTCGCCAACCTCGCATCCGCAAGTGTGGTGGCCAACCAACAGATTACGTATGAGGTGAACTACGTCTGCAACGCCATGACCGACAAGGTACAGGGTAATGTTGACGTGCTTATCCAGACGGCAGGCTCGGACAGCCATATCCTTCAGATTACTACCAACAGGGTAGAGATTGATGATACCAACACCACGGCCACCCTCACAGCCGTAGGCTACTATGGTACAGACCCTGTGACCATCGGCAGCAACGGCTATACGATAAAGTGGTATCAAGACGGCACTGAGATTTCCGGTCAGACCAGTAACACCCTCACTGTCACAAGGGCTATGGTCGATGGCGGTAGTATCTTCATCGCTAAGTTGTTCTTGAACAACAATGCCGTTGCACAGGACAGCCAGAGAATCAACGATATTGCTGATGAGTACCAGATTGCGTACACGCCAACCAACGCAGGCAGCAACTACGTAGGAATTGGCCATAACGCTGTGTACACCCTCTCAGTGACCAAGAATGGTACTGCGTATGCAGGAGCCGTCTCGTATGCTTGGCAGGTGTTCAACGCTGTCGGAGAGCAAAAGACCAGTGGCACAGGAGCCACTGTCACCATCACTCCAGACCACTGTCTTGTAGGCTCTGGCGAAGGTGCGTACCATGCCGATGCTGACGTACAGGTAACAGCAACACTCTAAATCCTTGATATATGAAAAAGTTAATCAATGCGGATTTCGTTCACTCCATGAGTGACGGAAACAGTATCTTCGGAAACTTCGGTGGTGCAGTCGGACAGATGACCATCGAAGAGTTCCGTCAACACCTCAACGACAACGATGAGGAAGTTTTGAATGACCTTGCGTTCTACATTGATGTCAACAAGGCTTCGAGCCTTGGCAGCACAAGGGTAGACGTAGGCGGTAATATGCACATGAGGCAGTTATGGGAGGATTCCGCTGTCTCTGTCATCATGGATGCCAACGGCAACTGTGCTGTGCTGAACCGCAATGACGGCCGATTTTCGGAAGAGGGTATGTCTCTCTTGAACAACGATGGCACTGTCATTTCCTCTCTCGCCAACTGCGACTTCATGAAGATTGTTCCTAAGACCTATGGCCGTGTACAGACAAAGACTATCGGTGCTACCACCGTGCAGCGTCTCTGGCTGTCACTCGTACCACTGCCTGGCGGCTATGAGATTCCTCAGTTGGTGGTCGGCAAGTTCAAGTGCTCCATCGTGGACGGCAAACTTCGCTCGTTGCCCGGTGTTGTCACTGCTGACAGCCAGACCGTCAAAGGCTTCTGGGATAAGGCACAGTTACGCTCGAAGAACCACGGTCTCGCAGGTCTTGACTTCCGTAACCACCTCCTGTTCCACATGATGGCTAAGTACGCTTGGCGTGATAGCCAGAACTGTAAGGGCTCTGACAATACCCTTGTCTGGGGTGTCGGTCTGGACGGTACAGAGAACAACGGAGGCTTCGATGGCCAGAAGAACATCAAGACTGGTATCACTCTCAGCCTTGGTGACTATGACGGCAACGTAGCGACAACGGATGCCAACAGCAACACCTGTCACTGCGTCAGCGTAGCAGGCTTCGAGAACCCTTGGGGTCAGAAATGGGAAATGCTGCAGGGCTTGTGTTCTGTAGGTACTGATGTTTACTTCTGGAGAGGTAACACGATGCCTTCTGGCACTCCTACAGCGGACACCTTCGCTAACATCGACCATGTTAAGCTGACACGTCCTACAAGTGCTGTATGGGCCATGAACATTATCGCCTCAGAGGAAGGTCAAGGTGTCTATATGATTCCGAAGCAATCTATCTCTGGTATCTCCTATGGCGATAACTTCTGGTATGATGCTAATGGTCAGCTGTGGCGCTTTGGCGGTGACTCGTACACCGGTGCGTCGTGCGGTCTCGCTGCTGCGGACTCGGGCCGCGCTTGGTCGAGCTCGAGCTCGATCCTCTCGGCTCGCCTTGCATACTATGGCAACGTGCAGAAGGTGTCTATCCAGAGACTAATTGAACTCAATTCGTAAGGAGGGGGTGCAGGGGGCTTCCCCCCTGCCATCACTCCACTAACAGAAAGTTAAACAATCCCTGTAAGTCAACAACAGAAAAAACCATAACTCCGATGGTAGGCATAAAGGTAGTGAAGCTGTGGCTCTTTGGCGGTAACTCGAACAACGGTGCGAATTGCGGTCTCGCTTATGCGAACTCGAACAACGCTTGGTCGAACTCGAACTCGAACATCTCGGCTCGCCTAACTACGTTAGTCAAGAAAACAATAAGGGTGTCAGTACTGCGTCATGGGAAAACACCCGAGTACCTGGAGCCTCGGCAGCGTGTGCGTATGTATAGCACGTGTTGGGTCGGAACAACATTCACCTTGCGCGGTGTACGGTCAGCCGTCCCGCCCGTGACGTTAGTAAGCCAGTAATGGATTTGAACGCTTCACATAGAAACGATAGCAAGCGAACAGAATGAAGAGAGAAGGCCATATATATGAACAGATGGCGGTGTGGGAAAACATCGTTGAGGCAGAGCGCATATCCACTAACAGGAAGATGCGGAACCCCGGTGTCATCAGACATATCGGGAACCGTTGGCGCAACCTCATCGAGATTCAGCAGTTTGTCTTGAACGGCACCATGCGCACTGATGAATATCAGCATGAGCAACGTGTCAGCGGACAGGACAAACTTAGGGACATAGCGAAGTTGCACTTCCATCCCTCCCACATTCAGCACCAGTTGATTACCATGGCCGGAAACAGGAGAATAGACAGGAGCCTCATACGTCATACATACGCAAGTCGTAAAGGATATGGCCAGATATTGTGCGCTACGGAAATGAAGAAGTCACTGAGGAAGTACCGCAAGGAAGAGAGGTGGTACGGACAGGGTGACATCTGCAAGTATTACGACAATATCCCTCACAGCCTTATCAGAGAGGATTTGGAACGCCTGTTTAAGGATAAGAAGTTTGTTGACACTTTCATGGAGCCGTTTGAGCGGTTCGCTCCAGAGGGCAAGGGTATTCCTCTCGGCATACGTCCAAGCCAGAGCATCGGCAACCTCACGCTGAAGGATTTCGACCACTTCATGACAGAAGAGAACAAGTGCGCAGACTACAAGCGTTACCTTGATGACTTCATGTTCACAGGAGCCACCAAGGGCGAGGTCAAGCGCAAGATGAAGAGGGCAATAAAGTACCTCCACGATCTGGGCTTCAATACCCATGAGCCTAAAATCCACCGTATCAGCGAAGGTATGGATATGATGGGCTTCGTGTACTATGGTGTGAAGAACGATATGTGGTGGCGCAAGTCAGACAAGAAGCGTTGGCTGAGACATCGTAGCAAAGTTACAAACAAGAAGCGTCTGAGGGAACTGGATGACGCTGCTTGGGGTATGCTGAAATGGGGCAACACCCACTGCAAGCGTCTCTGGTGCATGAAAACAGGCAGGGAACTACCGAAAAAGTTTATGGGAGTAAGATACAAGAACACTGGCATCAAGCGCACAGAGCGCAAGGATTCCAACGGAGTGCCGTTCATTGACGAACCGAAGATAGGTATGGAAATGCTTACGAAGTTCGGCAAGGCCGTTGAGTGTGACCGCTGCCTCAGAGGCATCAAGACCTCTCATGGTGATGGCCGTTATGCTCTTAGGGTGCTCTTCATGGATAACTGGTATAAGCTGATAGTAAACTCCGTGGAGGTCAAGAACTTCTTCGATGATATGCTTCGTAACAATGTCACAAGGCTCATGGTAGCCTTCAAGGATGACGGTAACAGGCATTACGTTGTTGACCTTGACCAAGTGGAAATTCTCGAGGTCGATGGCCGCAAGGTCATTGAATATGGCGATAAGATTGTCTTTGAGGACACCAAGGAAGAAGTATTGTTTCACTAAAAACTGATTGATATGATTACAGGAAATTTGCAGAGACGTTGGAGTGAGATTTGCCCTCCAGTCTATGACAAGGCCAACCGTATCGTTAGCCTTGACATCAAACAAGAAGCCCAGACCGATGAGCATGGCAACGAGGTTCAAGGTTATTCCTTCATCCCTGTGGAGATTGACCACCAAATCGACTACGGCCACATCAAGTCGCAGCTGATTGAGGCAGGCTTCGCACAGAAGGATGAGTTCGGACTGCTGATGAATGCCGTTGACAGCATCGTTGAGGCTGCTGCAGGAGCAAGCAGTTGGGCCAAGTTCAAGGAAGCCCTCGACAACGAGGTTATCCAGAAGTTCGGTGAGTTCTGTGCATTCAGAAATATGTGCGCACAGGCCGCTCACGAAGTAATGACACACTATTAAACCGTTTAGTCTATGAAGATAAAAGGAGCGTTCCCTGTCAGATGGCAGGCACAGGACGGACAGCCTGGCACTGGCGTTACCGTTGACAGGATGAACTCATTCACGAAGTATGCTGCCAGTACGTCTGGCACTACTCATCCTGCCGATTCGTCAAGTGACTGGAAGCTGACTGTTCCCACCGTAGCAGATGGTAGTTACCTCTGGACGTGGGTACACGTTGCATATTCCGATGGCAGTTATACCAATGCCTATTCCGTATCGAGAATGGGTATTGACGGAAGAGGTATTCAGAGTTCCGTAGTAACGTACAGTCAGCAGGCAAGCCCTGTTGACCCTGCGACCATCACCAACTGGGGTGCGTTCCCATCTTCATTGACGGACGGCTACTGGCTGTACACTAAGACCCATGTAGTCTATTCCGATGGTGCGACTACCGATTCCTATTCTGTCTCTCAGATAGGTGTCGGTGCCTACTATGCAGGCTGTCAAGAGTACTGGGCCACGTCAAACAGCGACACCACACCTCCAAGCGGCTATCCTAACACGAAGTCGTTTGTGGACGGTGTGGCCACCTATGCCAACGGAGAGACCTGTTCTGTCAGCGGCTCATGGAGCACGGACAGACCATCAGCTGACAACTCCGCACCGTATATATGGAACTTCGAGATAAGTTACGACAGCCGAGGCAACAAGTATGTCACACGTCCTATCTGTATAGGTAACTTCGCCAAGGGTATTGCCAGTATCGTTGAGGCCTATGCCATCAGTGCGTATGGCAGTCCTAACAGTAACTCGCAGGCCTATCCTACCGATATAGCGTCAAGCGACTGGCAGGATGAGCAACACGCAGTAGCCCCCACCAACGCCAAGCGTTACCAGTGGAACAGGACCACCGTGAACTATAACAACGGCTCTCCAGACGTGTTCTATCATGTCAGTGCCGTCAAGGGTGCCGATGGCATAGGAGCAACATACCTCGACCTTGACAACGAGAACGATTCCATGCTGTACGATGGCAATGGAACACTTCTCAGCGGCAATGCCGTATCGAACATCAGACTGTACAGCAACGGCCAGAGGGTGCAGAACCCTCCCACTTTCAGCATACAGGAAAAGAGCGCATCAGTAACGGCCTCTATCTCTGGCAGCGTCTTGACCGTCACAGGCATCACGTCCGACAGTGGCTATGTTATCGTGCAGTGTACGTATAATAACGAGACGTACACTGCACGTATGACCATCAAGAGACTACAGGGAGAGGATAAGTATGAACTGGAACTTTCGCCTAACAGCGTGTCGTATAACGAGACTGATGGCGTGGCCAGTACTACCACCATCAGAGTGTACATCTGGCGCACAGGACAGAACGGTGTCCGTACCAAGGTCACTGATATGTCTGACTTCAACCTGTATGTCAAGTACCAGAGAGAGAATAGTACATCATACTCAGCCAAAAAGACTGAGTTTGACAGTGGCAAGGACTATGTATCGTTAAGTATTGCCCCTGCCAGTTACGACTATTTCAGATTCATTCTCGGTATTGATGACACCAACCAGACTGTCTTAGACACTGAGACGGTCATCGTTGGTAGGGTCGAGAACGGTGGTCCTGGCGAAGGTGCCGTTGTCGTAGATCTGGATAACGAGAATGATTCCATGCTCTATGACGGAGCAGGAAACCTTGTCTCTGGCAATGTCGTTTCCAATGCGAAGCTGTTGGTCGGTGCTGAGGATAAGACCTCTGACGCCTCATGGGCTCTTGGAACGTATTCCGGCATGGCCAGTACGCAGGTATCTATCTCTGGAAACACCGTCACCGTGACAGGTATGAGCGCAGACGCCTCATCTGGCTTTGTTGACGTGGTAGGAACCTATGGTGGCCAACCGTACACGAAACGCCTCACGATAAAGAAGCTGAGAGGCGTGGATAAGTTTGAAATTGTCTGCACTCCATCCGCACTGACATATAACGAAAGCGGAGGGTCGAGCGCACAGCAGGACGTTAACATCAAGGTCTATCGTACAGCCCAGAACGGAGCAAGAACGCTCGTTGAAAGCCTCAGCACCTATGGACTGAAACTGAGATATTACTGGATAACGAATGGTACTGATGCAGGACCTACAGAGATTACGGACGGCACGGCAGCAGGCAACTACAACAGCGGTGTTACGAAAACCGTCTATGCCAACTATTACACCGCCTACCGTTATGAGTTGCTGAACTCTGGAAACCTCATTCTGGATGCAGAAACAGTACCCATCGGCCATGTCAGCAATGGCACAGGAACGAAGGGTGCTGATGCTAAGTCAATATATAAGAACTCATTCTCGAAGCCGTCAACACCTACAGGGTCAAGTCCCTCTGGATGGTCTAACGATGTTCCTTCACAGGCAGAGATTACCGTTCAGCCACAAGGTGACTGGTCACAGGATAGTGACGGATTCATGTCTGCACCTCCTATCGCCAACAGCCAGAGCAGTGTAGAAACTTTCTCGTTCATCACCACAGAGGCGAACCAGAAAATCTATCTGCGTCTGAAATGTAACACCAGTGCCTATGACAAGGTGTATATCGGCAATGTCGATACGATTACCCCTTCTGCCAGTGGCCACTATATGCGAGAGGTGCACGGCTCATACCAAGATACAGGTGACATTGAGGTTACTGTTGCAAGCGCAGGAGCACACTTCATCTGTGTTGCCTACGTCAGAGGCGGCAGCGGCACATCAAGTTATGTCAAGTTCGTATGCGGTAGTATGTTCCTCTGGAAGTCTGATGCTCTCACGTTCGACACGAACGGCAATGTCGCTACATGGGGAACGCCCTACAAGGTCTCTGGAAAGGATTCCGTTTTCACCACTCAGACAAGGGCGAACCAGTTGCTACAGACTGCCTTCGTTGCCTCCAGAATGGATAAGTGGAATATCAAGAACGGAGCAACTACAGGAGGTATCGAAGGAAGAAATGCCTACCATGGCTCACCTGCCCTCAACAATCCATATAAGGAGTTGCTTGCACAGGTCATGCACGTTCCCAACGGAGAAAGCAGACTGTTGGCAAACACATGGTACACTCTTTCCTTCTGGGCCAAGGCAGACCCGTATTTCCAAGTTGACAAGTATATAACTTCACCTAATTACGGATTCGCACAACAGGCGTGCCACTTTGAGGCAGGCGTTGAAAGTACTGTTACCTTCAATGGCTACTGTTCCTCTGCTGCACGAAATGCAGGAAAGGAACTGAGGGTCTTTGTCTATAATGAAGATTGGTCATGGTCTGTCAGTGCCGCCATCACCTCTACTGGGTCAGCGACAAACTCTATCTCGTTCGTTGTTCCGGCCACAGGAGAGTACCGCATAGAAGCATACGTCTATAAGTCTGGAGGAATTACCCCAGTAAGTGGCGAGACGTGTACTCTGACATGGTATCGAATAAACAGAGGCATGAGGATGGTGACATACCTCTATCCTTCTGGCATCAGTGGCAACGAGACGCAGGAAGAATACACCTGTATAGATGTTGGCGCAGGCCGCATCAAGGACGGTGTTCTCCTTTCTGGCAGTCCTACTGACAATAACGCCACATGGCAACTCACAGAGGAATGGACTAAGCACACGCTGACGTTCAAGACAAGGAACACAATCCCTGCAAGGGAGCAGTCTTTCTTGGTGCGAATGGCTCAGAGTTCTAACGATGTCTATATCTGTATGCCTAAGATTGAGCAGGGTACTGTCGCTACGGACTACTGCTCGAACGACAACGATATTGCGGACTATGCAGCCGATGAGACTGGCTTCCCGAATGATAGAAACATCTGGGTCGATGAGCCAGACGAACCGTACCTTTGGAATGATGAGAGACGTGACTTCGTGGCCTATGAGATTAGCGGAGAGTGGAAGCGTTACTTCGTCAAGTCAAAGGGCATGGTTGTTCCCAATGGTGTTCCTCCTACAGCAGGTGGTAATGCCTACTGGTCTGAGGGTAGCAGGATAAACACTCTGCTTGTCAATACCATCGTTGGTGCCAATGCTGAACTGAGGTTCGCAAAGACTAACCGCATCCTTGTAACAAACAATAGCGGTGTTGTCGCTGCAGGTCTTGGTGGAGCAGAGAATGGTGACAACGATTTTCCTCTGTGGATAGGTGCCAGTTATGCTAACAGGGCTAATGCTCCGTTCCGCGTAACACTCACAGGTAAACTCTATGCAACTGAGGCCAATATTGTAGGAAAAATAGAGGGTTCTGTGCGAAATCCTTTTAAGCTCGTTTATGATTCTTTCTCAACCTATGATTTGGATAATCTGGCTATGATGACAGAATCAGATAGTTGGGGTTATGTAACATCGTTTAGTCTCTCTTGGGACGTTAGTCAATCTGGAAGAGTAATTAGATTATCAAGTTATGCCTGGGATTCCAAAGATTTTCCCACAGATGGTTGGGGTGTGATTACTGCTCCATCTGGGAAATATTTTTATGAAAACGGAAGACGTTTCTCAAATCTATATTTCTCCAGAGAAATGATAGAGTTGGTAGGTTATGGAACAGATACGACTTTCTACGGTTGGGTAGTAGTAAAGCGAGTTGATTTTATGACAGAGAAAGCGTATGGTATGGAAAATAGGTGTATTATGATGGGGCGTATTTTGGGTCGTACCACATCTGACGGCACAAAAGTCTCTGGTAAAGGTTATAGATTTGACGGGAACTCTGTAAATGCACCAACTGTAGGATTAACAAGACAAACTGATGGTGTTTATAGACTTACTATTCCTACGTCATGGAAATTAACTGAAGATAGTATTCAGGTTCAAGTAACGCCAATCGGTTACATTAAAGATGGTAGTAATATGCTTCTTAATGCTTCTGTCAGAAGTTTTGAAAAAACAAATGGAGTTATCTCTGCAATAATTTTCCAATTAAGTGATGATCAGTCAACCAATGATGGAGATTTATTCTTCGCTATTTACAATATGGAACAATATTTACAATGGATGGCAACTTAAAAAATTCACATCAATATGAAAATCAATTTCGATTCAATTAAGGTCTATACCGACCTTGGGAGAGAGACAGGAACTATTCAGAATTTGCGCAAGGACTTTGCAAACCTCATCTATACAGAAGGTAGAGGTATTGCAGCCCACGCCCTTGCTCTGAAAATCTACAATGGTGACAAAGACACAGAGTACAGCGAAGAAGAGATTATGATGATTCGCAACTTCGCAGGCATCTGCAGTCCTTGTATCATTGATGCGTTTGAAACCCTCTTAAATGACAAAGGCCATGACAAAGACAACGAATAGTATTGGAGCAGGAGCCATGTGGCTCACCTTTGGCAACGAGGCCTTGCAGGCTATCCATGATTGCCGTTGGCAGATTGTCTGCTGTGTGTTCATGCTCATCTTCGACTTCTGGTGGGCCTATTCCGAGAACAAGCATCACTTGAAGCACGCTCAGACAGAGAAAGAGAAGAAAAAGTATGAGTGGCGCACCTCACTGGCAGTACGTAGAACCTGTGTCAAGTTCGTGGACTACCTCACTTTCCTTCTGGTTGGTGTTGTCATCGGACTTGCCATCACAGAGCCTTACGAACTGGCCGACCACGTACAGACTGCTGCGGCAGGCATCTTTATAGGCTGCGGCTGTGACGCTGTTTCTGCATGGGGTCATATCTGCGTGGTGCATGGATGGAAGTTCAGACCTTCTGACATCTGGAAGTTTTTGAAGCGTTTTGCCGTAGCCCTCATCAAGAAGAAGAGCGAGGACGTTGGTGAGGCTCTTGAAGAGACATTCGACAAAGAACAAAATATGGAGGATTGACCATGAAGAAAATCTGGGAGTGGCTGAAAGCCAGTAATCGCCTAAAGCACTACCTTCTTGGTATTGTCTATGGCTGTGCAGCGAACGACCTCTACTGTGCCGTCTATGGCGGTGCAGGTGTATCTCTTGCCTTGGAGTTCAAGGATGGCCAGTGGGGAGGCAAGCCAGACCCCATTGATGCCGCTATGACCTTTGCAGGTGTTATGACAGGCTTTGTTTTACGTAAAATCTTCTTTTGACTATGGATAAGAAAAAAGTTATCATCGTGTTAGGAACCGCCCATCTGGCCACGACCCCCGGAAAAGGCTCGCCAGACGGCAAGTTCAAGGAGTATAAGTACAGCCGTGAAATGGTCAGTATCATTAAGTCCATCCTCACAGGCTATGGCTACAAGGTCTTGGTGGACTATGAGGATGACAAACTGCCCAAGTCCATGCAGACACCCAGTGCCAAACTGGAGCAGTCTCGAGAACTCGGCCTGCGTGTCAACTACGTCAACGAGGTATGCCGGAACAACGGCAGTGGCAACGTCCTGTATATCTCCATCCACTGCAATGCTGCAGGAGCCGATGGCAAGTGGCATGATGCCAGAGGTTGGAGCGTCTATACGTCCCCTGGCCGTACCAAGTCAGACGATCTGGCTACCTGTATCTGGAATGCCGCCAAGAAGAACCTGCCAAACGACCATAAGAACGCCCTACGTGCCGACTGGTCTGACAAAGACCCAGACTACGAGGCTGCACTGTATGTCTTGACGCATACCAAGTGTCCTGCCGTCTTGACAGAGAACCTGTTCCAAGACAACAAGGACGATGTGGCGTACCTCACTTCCGATGCAGGCATCCAAGCCATTTCGAGACTGCACGTGGAAGGTGTCATTGACTACATAGAACGATTCTGACCATGGATAGACTAAAGAAGTTTGACAGGGTAGAGTTCGTTACCTATATGCCATCAGACAAGGAGTATGGTGTGCTGTATGTCAGTGTGTACTTCGGACTGGCTATCTGTCTTTGCCCAGACGGATGCGGAGAGGAATGTGTTATGCCGTTGAAGCCCAACGACCCAGAAGGGTGGACCTACGAGGAAGAGAACGGCAAGGTCACTCTATCGCCATCCGTTCTGGAAACGTCCTGTCCGAACAAGGCGCATTTCTTCATCAGAGAGAATAAAATCATTTGGGTATGAATGACAACGAGAGAATGGATATGCTTTGGAAGGATAGTAAGAGGCGTATCATCATAGTCATGTTGGTATTGTTCCTTCTGGCAAGCCTCATCTTCAACGTACACCAGTGCAACAGGCCGAGGTATGAGCCATCGAAGAGCGATACCGTCAGAATCATTGAATATGTGGAATGGAAGGACAGCACCCCACAGGAACTACAGCCCGAGAAGGTTGTTGGCCATGTGTCGGTGCCTCACCTGCCACGACCTGTTAAGGAAACGCCAGATTCTTTACATGAGCCAGATCGGA